CTTGTATAGGTTTATTCCAAATAGAGGTTAACTTAGCCTGTGCGGTCGAATATCCGCCTTTTTTGACATCTATCCCTTTCCGTTCTTTATCGGCAATCATCCAACGCCAGCATTCGCTAAATAAGACCTTTTTCGTTTCAAATTTCTCTGGGTAGATACCATATTCTGATAAGGCGTCCCAAGCTTCTTTTGATTTAGCATAATAACCGATCGTCTTACGTTTACATTTACCATTCTCGTCGTAGCCAGTAGTTACGACTGCACGGTAGGGCTTGCGTAAGGGCTTATGTTTCATTTTATAAACAGATCCAGTTCCGTTTGCTCTTTTCATAGCCATATCAACACATCCTCCCTAAACTAACGCCCCTATCTGATAACAGGATAGGGGCTTATTTTGTTACTATTTTATATTAATCTGTTTTTCTTGACCGCCAAGATAGTAGGTAACTGTTGGCTTTATCTCAGTCATAACTTCGGACACACCTGGCTGTACAGGTGCAATGTAGATATGGTGATGATAAAAGGAATGCGGGAACATATCTAATCGATAGTTAGGCGGTACATCCTCTACGATTAACCACTTAGCCTCTATAGACTTACCATTCTCTAAAGTAATCTTGGAATTATATCCACCTGTTGCAGATAGTATCGTCCAGTCCTCTAGTACCACTTGGGTGGTCGTCTGTCCTGAGATTATTTCGTCCCTAAACTCAATAGATGGGGAAGGGCGTAACGCAAAAATCAATACACAACAAATAACTAGTAAACTGAGTAATATATAAGTGAGATGTTTAACGTTCATGGCTCACCCCTTAAATGTTAGAGTTGTTATTATCATATTCTTGCAAGCCTTTATAAATTTCATTACGAGCTTCCTTTGTAACCATAATACAATCACGTTCATACTTCGCTTTAATTTCAATCTCGTGGATTACATCAATCAAGTGATTAAGGGAGCTCTTTAGAAAACCTAAAGCCAAGGTTTGGGTATCCTTTAAATCTGAGTTTTCCATAGAGTGAATGAAGAGTTTCATACTATCAATCTCATTAGTAAGTCCTCGGATAATTCTTTCATATGCAGTATAATGAAGTTGGTTATCTTTGTTTAACTGATCTAAAACTAAATACATCCCTTCGAGGTATTCAGGGTGTTTTATACCGATAAACTTAATTAATTTAAGAAGCTGTAGATATGGAACGTTATTCGAATTTGAAGCTATAAACTCGTAAATTTCTTGGCGGAGCTTTACAGATGCTTCGTGGCGAAGTTTTAAATTTTCATTATAAGACTCAATCATAGACCACTCTTTAGTTCGTTTGTCATCAGTGAGCCCCAGGATGTACTCTGGCGTAGTGTTGAGAGCTTTAGCAATAACCTTTATGGTTTTGATAGGTAAATTTTCTGCATCGGCGCTTTCATACCTATAATATGTTGCACGAGAGATTTTTGCACGTTTGGCCATTTCATCTACGGAGTAGTTCTGCTCTTGGCGCAGAGCTTTAATGCGTTCACCTATAGTTAATGTATTCATGATTATACCTCTTATATTAATATCATTTTATGAGTTAATTATATAACAAAAGTATCAAAAATGCAACACTTTGTTTTAAAAATAATTTAAATGTGGCAAATTTGTCTCAGAATGTTTGACTTTGAGACAAAAATCAAATATACTATGATTAGGAAATGAATATTGATGCATTAAGGAGGTGACTTGATGAACACAAAAAAACTCAAAGCAGCAATCATTGAACGTGGATACAACATCGGGCAGTTTGCGGAAATCATTGAAATGGATAGATCCAAACTCTATCGGAGACTTTCTCGGGATGGGACCACGTTTACAATCGCCGAGGTATTAGCGATTAAAGCTAAACTCGACCTAACCCCCTCTGAAGTCGTAGATATTTTTTTGCCCTAAATGTCTTAAAATCTAGAATATGAGACAATATTAATTTAGAAAGGTAATCACTATGAATGATTTACAGGTATTTAGCAATGCGATGCTCGGTACTGTGCGAATTCTAATGCGCAATAACGAGCCTTGGTTCGTAGCCAAAGATGTATGCGACTGCTTAGAAATTAATAATTCAAGACAGGCGTTAAGCCGATTGGACGCGGATGAAAAAAGTAATGTCATTTTAAATGACGGAACTCCAGGCAACCCTGAGAAGTCGGTAGTAAATGAATACGGGCTATATAATCTAGTACTTTCAAGCCGAAAACCAGAGGCTAAAGAATTTAGACGATGGATCACGCATGATGTACTTCCAAGTATACGTATGCATGGAGCGTATATGACCGATGATGTATTGAAACAGGCGATACAAAGTCCAGATTTCCTTATTCAGCTAGCATCTCAGCTTAAAACTGAACAAGAGGCCCGTAAACATGCTGAGCTAACTATTGTACAGCAAGCTCCGAAGGTCTTGTTCGCTGATGCAGTCGCAACTAGCCACACGAGTATTTTAATAGGTGATTTAGCAAAGTTGCTAAAACAAAATGGTGTGGACACTGGACAGAATCGATTGTTTGAACAACTACGCTCTGATGGGTATCTCATCAAAAGTGGTAATAGCAAGAACATGCCGACGCAGCGTTCCATGGAATTAGGACTATTTGAAGTTAAAGAAAGGACACTAGTAAATTCAGATGGAAGTACCCGAATTACTAGAACAACAAAAGTGACAGGTAAAGGTCAAGTGTATTTTGTTAATAAATACGCGAGTAGAGGAGGGGCAGCACATGATTAGAAAAGTGATTTCGGTCGCCCAGATGTCGACTGTCCTTGGTGTTAGTCTAACGGCTATCCGAGAGGGCATCGCAAGAGACCAGTTTCCATTTGCATATGCCTGGCAGTCGCCGGGCAAGAAATCCCGTAGCTTTGTTATTGACAAAGAGGGGTTTAGGACGTTCCTTGTTCATTCGCTTGGATGGGACGCGAATGTAGTTGATGCGGAGTTTAAATCCGCAGGAATTCATTAGGAGGAATTAATCATGACATGGATTGACGCAGGAATGCATTTAAGCTTAGCTGCAGCAGCAGTAGCATCTATTTTATCAATGATGATGTTATAGGAGAAACATAATTATGAAAGCTATCCCAGTAAACGAAACAGCAATGGCCGCACATCTAAAAGCAATCGAATCTAATCGAATTTTAAATCACATCAATAGCAATATTATGGATGCGGCATACGAGCTACAAAACTTTATGTGCGATTATGATGAATCTGAAATCCGTATTATCGTCACTACAGATGGCATTATGGCCGAAAGAATTGAAGAGGAGGAGGACGAGTATTAATGGGCTATATGTTAATTGGTACTTTTCTGGTCGCAGGCTCTATGGGGGCCTTGGAAGTAGACCAAATCGGTTGGGAACAGTTTATACTGCAATCGTTAATCGGACTCGTTATATCCATGTATGGCTTTTACAAAGATAAAGCTGTAATGGATGCCGAAGAGCAGGAAGATGCCATACACATCTCAAGAGTGAGAACTCACGGTGATTATTGTAAAAACCCTTATTACAACTAAAGGAGACAGAAAATGACAAAATCTTATGTCAGCAAACAAAAAGTAAGGGACTTCGTATCCCGTATTAGTTCTGATAAAACCGATGCAATTGAAAATGAATATGAAGCGCTATTAACTAAAGAAATTAAATCACTAGATGCCTTTAAGCGTTTAGAAGATGCTCTATCCGAAGCACGGAAAGCAGCTATGGAAATTAGGCAAGCGGGATTTGGCGGTAGCGTTTTGGCTAATATGCCGACTTCGGATTTTTTAATCGATCGCATGATTAGTCGGGGTAAAAGTTTCTATCATGAACCACCAAAAGCAGGGGCTGCTATTTGTAAGCTCTTAAAGCCGTTCGTGGAACGACTAACAAAAGTACGTAATGCTAGACAAAGTGCTTACAGAATTATTGATGAAGCTCAAACCGGACGTGCTGCTGCAGATGCGTTAAGAGAAGCAGGTCTAGATTATTACACATGGGAAAATAGGAAGCCGGAGATGGTGCTTGATTTAAGCGCTTTGAAAGGTGGTGATTAAATTGCGAAATTGTAGTACCTGTCCAAAGCGAGATTATTGCATTCCTGATGAATGCGAGAACCTGGGCATAAAAAATGAGCCTGATGATGCTGCAACATCAACAAGCTCAAATTAGAAAAATATTATTCTACGTTGATTATATCACAGAAAGGACAACTTATGGAATTCCTATTAGTTACTTACGATACCAGTGATTATTACTGGCAAAATAATACACCTGTACATAGTCCAGATGAATTTTGGTTTAGATATTACGAATCCGATACAAACGTTCCAATCGATAATATTGGTGTTGGTGATTGGGTTGTTGTTAAATCAAGAAACGGCTTAGGCGTTGCTCGTGTTTTGAAAAAGGCAAAAGACCTTGATACTGTTCGGATGCAAGGTTTCAAAGGAAATGTAGTCAAACAGGTCATTGCAGTTATCGATACTTCTAAATGCGATAAACGCGAAAGTGATCGAGCTAAGTTGGAGGACATAGAAAAGAAACTCGAACAAAAGGCTAAGAATGCTGAACGCTTGACTATGTATCGATTACTCGCAAAAGATAATCCAGAATTCTCGGCATTACTTACTGAGTATGAATCTGTAAAGGCGTCTGTCGATGAATTATAACGCTTTCATCAACTCCAAGTCTAAAATGTCAGAATCTCATGGATTTGTTATTGACGCAGGTATGTTAAACAAACATCTATTTGATTTTCAACGAGATATCGTTAAATGGGCCTTGGCAAAAGGTAAAGCTGCCATATTCGCGGATTGTGGATTAGGTAAAACTTTAATGCAGCTGTCCTGGGCGTATGAGATTTATCTACATACAGGTGGATCAGTACTCATATTAGCACCACTAGCTGTGGCCGCTCAAACACAGTCCGAGGGTGAACGTTTCGATATTCCTGTGACTATATGCGAATCTGATGATGATATTGTGCCAGGCGTTAATATTACGAATTACGAGAAATTGGGTCGATTTAATACCGACAATCTGATAGGTGTCGTGCTTGATGAATCGAGTATTCTAAAGTCATTTACTGGTAAAGTACGTACGGATTTAATAAATCGATTCAGTAATACGCCATATCGGTTGGCGTGTACGGCAACACCTGCTCCAAATGACTATATGGAGCTTGGCAATCATGCGGAGTTCCTCGGCATTATGAGCCGTAATGAGATGCTATCTATGTATTTCACGCACGATGGTAGTGATACCGCTAAATGGCGATTAAAAGGCCATGCAGAGAATACCTTTTGGGAGTGGATGGCGTCATGGGCAGTCGTGCTAGATAACCCGGCATCCCTGGGTTATGAAGATGATGGCTATGAATTGCCTGAGTTACACGTACATGAAATTGTTGTTGATAAAACAGGTGAGGATATCCCTACTTTATCCTTACTGGAACGCCGCAGGGCTCGCAAAGCATCTCTTGAATCAAGATGTAGAGCAGCAGCTGATTTAGTCAATGCATCTAATGAGCAATGGCTAGTGTGGTGCGACCTTAATGATGAATCGACTACTTTGAAAGAAATGATTGATCTCGCAGAGGATGTCAAAGGTAGTGATAAGGCAACTCGAAAACAGGGCATGATGTTAGGTTTTGGTTCTGGTTTCCTAAAATGCTTGGTAACAAAACCAAGTATCGCTGGATTCGGAATGAACTGGCAAAACTGCCACAATATGATTTTTGTTGGACTATCCGATAGTTATGAACAGTATTATCAAGCGCTTCGTCGATGCTGGCGATTTGGCCAGAAGCATGAGGTGAACGCCTATATTGTAATTTCCGAAAAGGAAGGCGCGGTTAAAGCGAATATCGAACGTAAGGAAGCGGATGCTATAAAAATGAGGGATGCTATGATTGCGCTAACCCGTGACGCTGTTCGTACTGAATTATCTAAAACTAGACGGGAATCAACGGAATACAATCCGTGTGTGCCGATGGTGTTACCTAACTGGGCAGAAATGAGGGCTGTTATATGACTAAAATTTACGTTAGCCATCCATTCGGAGGGTTGGCTAAAAATAAAAAGAATGCTGACTCTGTATTAAAGTGGCTGCAGGAAGATATGGGTGTATTTCCAATAAAGGAACCTTTTGGTACTGATACGCATAATATATTCCTATCACCTATACATATGTTTGGGCATTTATATAACAAGGTTGATTATGATACCGGCATAGGCTGGTGTATTAACCTTCTAAGTGGTTGCGATGCAATCATAATGTGCAACGGATGGGAGAACTCAACCGGGTGCAATTTGGAGCTAGCTTATGCTAAGGATCATAACATAAGAGTCATCCATATCAATGAATTAAAAGCAGCCAAATTAACTAAATTAGCTGTTGACGCAGGCATGAATAAATCTATGGCCGCCATTGCTGGAGTCGCAATGCTGCAAGCGCTAAATAAGAAAGCAAAGGAGGACCTACAACGTGAACGTGCTAAATCAGTTAATTGAGTCCCGATTTGCAATTTATAACGGCGACTCAGTGGAAGTGCTGAAAGGGCTGCCTGATGATAGCGTTCATTACTCCATATTTAGCCCTCCATTTAGTAGCTTGTATGTGTACTCAAATTCCGATAGGGATATGGGCAACTCATCTACTGATAGCGAGTTTTGGCAGCACTTCAAGTATTTAATTACTGAATTACATCGTGTAATAATGCCTGGGCGATTAGTATCAGTTCATTGTATGGATTTACCACTCACGAAATCTAGGGACGGTGTTATCGGAATGAAAGATTTCCCTGGTGACATTATTCGAGCCTTCCAGGATGCTGGATTCGTGATGCATTCTCGAGTCACGATTTGGAAAGATCCTCTCATTGAGGCTACTCGGACAAAGGCGCTAGGGCTTTTACACAAGCAAATTGTAAAAGATTCTGCCATGTGTAGAATGGGGGCGCCCGATTACATCGTGACATTGCGTAAACCTGGTGATAATCCAGAGCCTATCGCGCATCCAAATGGATTTACTCAATTTTTCGGTCAAGAGGAACCTGAGGGAATCAAAGGAGTTGAACGACCTGCGCCCGATCTAGAGTTGTTTGATAAAAAGCAGAAATACAATACGGAGCCTATGTATAGCCATCAAGTATGGCGACGATACGCTAATCCTGTATGGGCTGACATCCGCCAAACGCATACGCTGAATTATAAAGCAGCTCGTGACAATAAGGACGAACGTCATATTTGCCCGCTGCAGCTAGATACTGTGGCTCGATGCATAGAATTGTGGAGTAATCCAAATGATATCGTACTTGATCCATTTGCCGGTATCGGTACTGTACCAGTTATGGCACTTCGTATGGGCCGTAGGGCTTTAGGGTTCGAGCTAAAAGAATCGTATTATAACCAATCAATTATTAATATTCAGGAGGAGTTAAATAATGATTAAAGTTGAAGTTCAAGGAGTTAATGTACTAGATGTATATAATCAGCTAAAAGCTGTGTTAAATCAATTCAAAAGTTTTGTAGATAGCGATAGAGCAATGGATGATAAAGCCCCTGGCACAGTCGACACAGTAGTATCTGCAGTAGCGACGCCGTCCGTGTGCGTATCTAATCTTACACCACAAGATACAAATCAAGGTGTGCCAACTACAACACTAGCTTTGCAACCAAACTTTGTATCCATGACGGTACCTAATGCAGCTGTACAAGTTACTCCTACTCAAGTAGCTGTTACGGCACCAACTGTCAACGTGGCAACTGATACCCCAGTACAATCTGCAGCACCTGTGCAAACACCTGTTACTGCTCCAGTATCTCAGGAAGTTAAGAAGTACACATTGCCTGAAATTCAAGCGGCGCTTGCACCACTACTTGACGCAGGGAAAGCCGTAGAACTGCAACAATTAATGGCACAATTCGGTGTTCAATACTTGGGTGAAGTGCCTGAGGACAGATACCCCGAATTAGTAAATGCAATTAGAGGATTGGGGGCAAGAATCTAATGGCACCTCGATCACATGCATTATTAAACGCATCGGGGTCACACCGGTGGCTGCATTGTACAGCCGCCCCTCTCCTAGAGGAGAACTTTCCCGATAACACATCTGTATATGCAAAGGAAGGAACCCTGGCACACGAACTGTGTGAGTTAAAACTACAGAAGTATACCACGGCCATGGCTAAATCCACGTACACTCGCAAGTTCAATAAAATCAAAAAGGATGAATTGTGGCAACCAGAAATGGACGATACCTCGGAAACATACCTTGAATATGTCAAAGGTGTTATGTTAGGTTGCACGGCAACTCCAGTAGTAGCCATTGAAAAACGCGTTGATTTTAGTCGCTATGTACCTGATGGATTCGGCACGGCTGACTGTATTATTCTATCCGGCGACACCTTGCACATCGTTGATTATAAGCACGGAAAAGGGGTAGTCGTTGATGCGGAACACAATCCGCAAATGATGTTATATGCCCTCGGTGCGATTGATGCGTATAGATTACTCTATATGTTCAATACGGTCAAAATGACTATCGTGCAGCCCCGTGTTAATAATATCAGCGAATGGGAAATCCCTACGGCAGAACTACTGGATTGGGGTAATACATTTGTCAAACCTCGCGCAGATGAGGCTATGTCTGGTAACGGTAAATTTGAACCCGGTGACTGGTGTAGATTCTGCAGGGCAAAACAACAGTGTAAAGCCCGATATGATGCAAACGACTCATTGCACAGTGCGCTAGTTTCTAATCATGATCCTCGACTTATCTCGATGACAGATCTCGGTGAATATCTTCGTCGAGGGAAAGACGTCGCTGCTTGGCTCGAAGATATGAAAGACTACGCACTCACCGAATCCCTTAACGGAGTGACAGTCCCTGGCTGGAAAGCTGTAGAGGGTCGTGGTAGTCGAGCCTTTCAAGACACTGATGCTGCTATTGATACTTTAATCAAGGCTGGCATCGATGAAAGCATTCTATATGAACGCAAGACATTAACATTGGCACAGATGGAAAAGACCATCGGTAAAACCCAATTTAATGATATGGTAGGCGACATGATAGTTAAGAAAGCAGGCAAGCCTACCCTAGTTGAGGAATCCGATAAGCGCCCTCGGATTACCAATCAACCTACTGCGGCGCAAATATTTAATGTATCTAATGATAATAATGGAGGTAATTAATTATGTCATTCGTTCCACAACCAACTGAAGTATTATTGCAAAATGTTCGTGTATCCTACTGCCATCTATTAGAACCTTGGGCTAATTCCACACAGCCTGGTGCTAAACCTAGATATTCAGCTACTATTCTTTTACCTAAAACTGATGTAGCTCAATACCAAGCTCTCATGAATGCTATCGAAGCTGCTATCCAATCAGCTCGTACTAAATTCGGCGCACGTGTTCCAGCACAGCCTAAAGTACCAATTCATGACGGTGATGGCTATACACAATCTGGTAAGGAGTTTGGTCCTGAATGTAAAGGTCATTGGGTGTTTACAGCAGCGCAAGATGCTAGCTATAAAGTTGAAGTAGTAGATCTTCAAGGTAACCCTCTTACGAATCCTACGCAAGTATATTCCGGCATGTATGTCAATGTACTCGTTCGATTCTTCTTCTATTCTAATCAATCCACTGGTATCGGATGTGGTTTGGGTCCTATTCAAAAAGTACGCGACGGTGAAGCGTTAGGTAGTATGCCTGTTGCAGCATCCTCTGTATTTGGTGCACCTCAAGGTAGTGCGGCTAATGTTTATACCGGTGCTCCAGTAGCAGCAGGTCAACCTGCGCAACAACAAGCACCTCAACAAGGTTATGTACAACCGGCATACGCTACGACACCTCAGCAATCCGTGCAGCAAGCTCCTGTAGGGATTAACCCTGTAACTGGTCAACCTTACTAATAGGTGCCTGATATGAGGCATCTAAGTATTGATATAGAAACATATTCATCGACTGATATCTCATTCGGAGTGTACAAATATACTGAATCGCCTGATTTCGCCATATTACTATTTGCGTATTCATACGACTTTGGTCCTGTTGAAGTTGTAGATTTAGCGCAGGGAGGAGTAATTCCTGACAGCGTAATTCGTGATTTATTAAACCCAGATGTAATCAAGCACGCTTACAATGCACAATTTGAAATTACGTGTCTAAATCGTGCAGGTTTACTCACAGCTGTTGATCAGTGGCAGTGCACGATGATTCACGGTGCTTACCTAGGATACCCTATGGGCCTAGCCTTACTCGGCAAGGCCCTGGGGCTACCCCAGGATAAGAAAAAGGACACATCGGGGAAAGCACTTATCAAGTACTTTTGTACACCATGTAAGCCTACTAAACGTAATGGGGGCCGTACCCGTAATCTACCTAAACACGATATGGATAAATGGAATGCTTTTATCGAATACAATCGCCAGGACGTTACGACTGAGATGGAATGTTATCACAGATTAGCCTCGTTCCCCGTACCTGATGATACGTGGAAAGATTGGTATCTTGATATCCAAATCAATAGTAGAGGGGTGCGCATCGACCATGAATTGGTTGAGGGTGCCTTATACATTGATGAGGAAAATCGAGAAATGTTGATGAATGAGGCTTATCGAATTACAGGACTTAGCAACCCTAACAGCCGAAATCAATTACTTGATTGGCTAAACAATAATACTAATGTCAGTCTTGAGAAGTTAACTAAGGACACTGTGGCCGATGCTCTGACGGATGCGGATGACGTTGCCGCAAAAGTGCTTATGATTCGGAAGAAACTCGCGAAGTCATCAGTATCTAAATACACCATGATGGATGGCGCTATGGGCGCTGATCTTCGTCTCAGAGGAACATTGCAGTTCTATGGTGCCAACCGTACCGGACGCTGGGCTGGTCGTCTTATCCAGGTGCAGAACCTGCCGAGAAATTACATCGAAAACCTCGACACGGCTCGGCATCTCGTTAAAACTAAAAACCGTCAAGGGTTAGAACTTCTATACGGCGATGTATCGGATACGCTATCTCAATTAATTCGTACCTCAATTATTGCTGAAAAAGACAATACATTATGTGTGGCCGACTTCTCAGCCATTGAGGCTCGTGTTATTGCTTGGTTATCGGGAGAACATTGGCGGCAGCGAGTATTCGCTGAGGGCGGAGATATATACTGTGCTTCCGCATCATCGATGTTTGGTGTTCCCGTTGTTAAGCATGGCGAGAATGGTCACCTTAGACAAAAGGGCAAAGTCGCTGAATTGGCACTCGGCTATCAAGGCGGAGTGAATGCATTAAAAGCCATGGGAGCTCTTGATATGGGACTCCATGAGGAGGAATTACCTGAAATCGTAAATTTATGGCGCAACGCATCGCCTAGAATAAGAGATTTATGGTATGCCGTTGAGAATGCGGCCGTGTACACCGTTACTACCGGGAATCCTATAGGCCTTGACCACGGCATTATGTTCCGTTTGGAAATTGATCCAATATATGGATACCGTTATATGACGATTGAACTACCTAGCGGACGTAAGCTATTTTATCCTAGCCCAAGCATTAAGCAAAATGCATTCGGTAAGGATGCTGTACATTTTAAGACTAAAGTAAACGCTGCATGGGTTACTGAAAGCACCTATGGAGGCAAATTAGTCGAAAACATCACACAAGCAGTCGCTCGAGATTGCTTAGCATTGACGCTGCGCCGATTGGAGGATGTAGGATATCAAATTATCATGCACATCCATGATGAAGCTGTACTTGAAATCAACAAGCATAACGCAGAATCAACATTGGATGATGTTAATGCTATATTTTCAATTGACATACCCTGGGCAGATGGACTGCTATTATCATCCGCAGGATTTACTAACGACTATTATATGAAAGATTAGGAGGGGATACACTTGCAAAACGATAAACTGATTACCATCAGTATCGGTGCGAGTCGCACATCAAAGCAATGGACCCGTACGGAGATGTTGTGGTCCGAGTTTTGTGAACGCCTCAAAATCCCCGTTCGTACAACAGAAACCGTGGACGAATACCACAGATTGCCAAAATCTGAGAAAAGCAAGCTAAAGGACATAGGCGGCTTTGTTGGTGGTACGTTAAACGGTCTGCAGCGTAAAGCTATTAACGTGTCTGGACGTGATCTGATTACTCTTGATATGGATGCCATATCGCCTGGGGAAACTGAGAACGTCGCTCGCACGATTGACAGCCTAGGCATGGCTTATGTCATCTACTCAACCCGTTCTCATACTGTGCATCGCCCGCGGTTACGTGTTATCGTTCCTACTGATAGAACGATGACACCTGATGAGTATGAGCCTATTGCTCGTAAGCTGGCGGAGCTCATCGGCATTGGTATGATGGATGGAACTACGTTCGAAGCTTCTCGGCTCATGTATTGGCCATCATGCCCAAACAATGCGCAATATGTATATTATGTAGGCGATAAGGCATTCTTATCTGCTGACGGTATGCTCGGCCAATATACTGATTGGCGAGATGTGCGTTCTTGGCCACAAGTACCAGGTAAGGAAGCATCGCAGCATGAAAAGCAGCTACTTGCAAAGCAAGCTGATCCGAGAGAAAAACCAGGTATCGTAGGTGCATTTTGTCGAATATACGGAATCCATGAGGCGATTGATAAATTCATACCTCATGCATATGTAGATGTTGACGGCAGCGAGGACCGCTTAACGTTCGTTACTGGTTCAACAGTAGCCGGGGCAGTTATCTATGATGACGATACATTCCTGTTCAGTCACCATAATACTGACCCGTGTAGTGGTCAATTAGTTAATGCCTTTGACCTTATCCGGCTGCATAAGTTCCACAGCTTAGACGAGACTGCTAAGGATGGGACACCTGGGCATAAGCTGCCATCTTACATGGCTATGTCTAAATTAGCTATGCAAGATACGGTAGTCGTTAATGAACTCAATATGGCCCGTGCCCGAGAATCGGCATCAAATGTATTTGCTGATATTATCACGGATGTATCGGCTCACGCTGAGACATCCGACCTCGACCCTAATGCGTTAACGAATGTCGACTGGATGAAAAGTTCGACTTTAAAGTACGACGAGAATGGTCGACCTAAGAACACACTAGATAACATGCTTAAAATCATGCACCATGATCCGGCGCTTGTCGGTAGACTTGCCTATGATAGATTTGGTTCGAGATACGTGGCAAAAGGAGCCCTACCATGGAACCCAACACCTGGACTTCGCATATGGACAGACGCAGATGATGCGGGCTTACGGTGGTACCTAGAAAATAAATATGATATCACCGGCAAAGATAAAATCATGGATGCCCTCATTATGTGCGCTGAACAAAATGGATTTAATGAAGTACTAGATTACCTTAACGGGTTATCCTGGGACGGCATCGCCCGATTAGATACCATATTCATCGACTACTTAGGGGCTGAGGATAATGTATATACCCGTGCAGCCGCTAGAAAGTCATTTACGGCGGCAGTAGCGCGAGCGTTTGAGCCTGGATGCAAGTATGACACGATGCCAATTCTTATCGGCGGTCAGGGTATTGGTAAAAGTACTCTTATCCGCACAATGGGCAAGAAGTGGTATGCTGATGGCTTAAATACCTTTGAGGGTAAGGAAGCTGCGGAAGGCATTCAAGGTAAATGGATTATAGAAGCTGGTGAAATGGCGGGGTATTCGAGGGCTGAAGAAAATGCGTCCAAGCAATTCCTAAGTCGTCAAGTAGATGTATTTCGTCAAGCATATGGCCGGCGTACACAAGAATATCCACGGCAGTGTGTATTTTTCGGTAGTACGAATCAATATGAATTCCTAAAAGATATTACAGGCAATCGCCGATTTTGGCCTATTGATCTTGAAATGACGACTCCACGAAAGAATATATTCGTTAATCTTCCGGGAGAAGTAGACCAGTTATGGGCGGAGGCTTTGTATCGGTATAAAAGCGGGGAAAGCCTCATTATCGAGGATGACCCGAACGTACTAAAACTGGCTGATGCGGCCAGAGAGGCGCACATGGAGTCAAATACCAAAGCAGGACTGATTAATGAGTTTTTATTAATCAAAGTGCCTTTAAATTGGAATGTGATGAGTCGGAGCGCCAGGAGGACGTATCTTAGCATGAATGCTAAACCTGTCGAGGGTCAAGAGTTAGTATATCGTGACCGTATTTGTGCGGCAGAGGTATGGTGGGAATGTTTTGGTAACGACCCGAGTCGCATGAAGAAGATCGAGACCAGGGAAATTAATCAAATACTGGCGGACTCCCCATATACAATGGGCGGAAGTCAGTTGATGAGATTTGGTGAATATGGACATCAAAGAGGGTTCAGAATCAATGAGTCAAAACTGAAATTATAATGTTAACATTCTCAATTAAGCGTTAACATTCTCAGTATTTTTGTTAACATTAGAATGTTAACAAATTCGGAGAATGTTAACGTACCATGTTAACGCATAAGGTCAGTATTTATCTATATTCATATAGGTTGGTTAACATTGTTAACATTATATACTGGTAAATATCAAAACAAAGAGTTTTAAGAAAAAATACGCCCTTTACAGCCTTAATTTGAACCCTCATATACGCGTATGTAAACATGTTAACGTTTAAAAATTTCAGAGGTGAGAAATGCTAGAAAAGGATATCGAGAGAAAATTAGTTGCAGGCGTCAAACGCGCGGGAGGTAAAGCGTATAAATTTGTATCCCCTGGCAATGTTGGTGTGCCTGATCGTATCGTCATATGGCCGAATGGTGTTATTCATTTCGTAGAATTGAAGACATCCAAAGGCGTACTTTCGCGATTGCAGGGAGTCCAAGCCAGTGAACTACAAAAGTTAAATCAAAAAGTATTTGTGCTAAAAGGTGCAGATGCCGTGACTGGTTATTTGGAGCAATTTACGGAAGAATTCGGGGTGAAAGCGTAATGCAGTTTATTCCGCATGCGTATCAGCGATATTGTATCGACAAGACCGTTAATCAAAATAAAATAGGGCTATTCCTGGATATGGGTTTAGGAAAAACGATTATCACGTTATCAGCCATATACGAATTGAAGTACTCTAGATTTGCCATCCGTAAAGTGCTAATCATAGCGCCTAAGAAAGTGGCGGAGGCTACATGGCAACGCGAAGCACGAAAATGGGACGGCGTAGGTATATTAAGGATATCTACTGTATTAGGTAGTCTGACAAAGCGCATTAAGGCGTTAAACACACCTGCCGACATCTACATTATTAATCGCGAGAATGTAACGTGGTTAGTTGATTACTACAAGAATGCATGGCCGTTTGACATGGTAGTTGTGGATGAATCTAGTTCCTTTAAAAACCACACAGCTAAGCGTTTTAAGTCATTAGCCTATATGCATAACCACATCAAGCGCATGGTGCTGTTAACAGGTACACCAGCACCTAACGGATTAATCGACCTATGGGCACAAGTGTATTTATTAGACAGAGGTGAGTCGTTAGGAAAAACGTACACAGGATTTAGAGATTACTATTTCGAGCCCGATCAGAGGTCACGCGAAATGGTGTACTCCTATAAACCTAAATCCGATTCAAATGACAGTATTATGGCGGCAATATCTGGGTTATGTATATCCATGAAAGCCAGTGACTATTTGGAGCTACCTCCAGTAATCAACGATATTAAATATGTGCAGTTAGATTCAAAAGCAAAAAAAGCCTATGAAGATATGGAACGCACATCTGTACTAGAGTTGATTGAAGCCGGCGAAGATATCACAGCTTTGAGTGCAGCAGCATTATCCACAAAGCTACAACAGTTAGCGAATGGAGCCGTATATGATGGCGATAGGAACGTTCACGAGATACACGGCTGTAAGATTGAGGCTTTTATGGAACTTGTAGAACAGTTGAACGGTAAGCCTGCATTAGTGTTTTACAATTTTAAACATGATTGTGAACGGTTAAAAGCAGCATTAGCTAAGACTAAATTACGAGTCTGTGAGTTAAAGGGTGCCGATGATGAGATAGCGTGGAATGCTGGAGAGATTGATATTCTATTAGCACATCCGGCTAGTACGGCATACGGGCTTAACTTACAGGACGGCGGTAACCACGTAATATGGTTCGGGTTAAACTGGAGTCTTGAGTTATATCAACAAGCTAATAAGCGGTTACATCGCCAAGGTCAAATGGAGAAGGTAATTATCCATCATCTAATATGTGAGGGAACTCGTGATGAGGATATGATGGATGCGCTAGCCCAAAAAGACCGAGCGCAGGAATATGTGCTGCAAAGCCTAAAAGCAAGAATTGATAAATACAGAAAGGATGATTAATATGGATCAATTTATAATGGTAGGATTAATCGGAGTTATCGTAGTAATGGCGTGTTACATGAATATTCAAGTTATAGATATCATCGATAATCAAAAACACAAGACAGTATATGGGCTAACCCCAGGTAGATTGTATGAGAGACCCAATAATCCCCCGCCGCCACCTATTAAGTTATCAGCTAGCGAGGAATTAGGGCGATATATAGCCGATGAAAGATTTAGGCATTTAGGAAAAGTAACGAATCAATTTGGGATACATATGGGTAAAGTTATAGCAGATAAATCCCCTAATCGCATAATTAGTCAATGCGATGATATAAACCACCCAAGCCATTATACACAAGGAGCTATCGAGGTTATCGATTACATCGAAGACAAGAAACTTGGGTATCGATTGGGTAATGTAGTGAAGTATGTATCCCGAGCTGGTCATAAGGACGATGCTATTAAGGATTTGAAAAAAGCACGTTGGTATCTAAATCGGGAAATCGCAAAGAGGGAAGAGCATGACAAAAGTCGAGCGACTACTAATTAACAAAGGGCACTATCTAGATGACACGTATCATCTTGTCATGGATATAGTTAAGGTTGTAGATAATCTCAAGGATAATGTTGCCGAGAGATTAGATGATGATCTGAGTGATGATGCGTACGCCATGTGTGAGGAGATGTTTACCGCTGTTGAGCAATGCAAAGCAGATATGGTAGAAGCCATCGAGGATATTGTCGAACGTATGGAGGTAAAGGATGCAAAAGCGTAGAAGCAGGGCAGATGTGATTGTAGGTGCCATACAGTCAGATTTAAGTCTTGCCATCATACGAGCCCGTAATAGACAACTGAGATCACCTATGCTAGATGATAGGATTCGTGAAAGCGGATACATTGACGGATTACTACGAGCACAGATGATTATCAGTAAATATGGGGACTATCGCATATGATGGCTAAAGAAGAACTACAAGCTGTCCGCCATACTGAGCAGCGAATGCGTGCGTTAGAGATTCAGCTAAGTGCGATTAACCGAGATTTACATTCAGAAGCTATACAGATATGTGAATCGGGAGATACTATGCCACGAATCAGTAAGCACTTACAAGAATGTAGGGAGGAGCTGAACAGAGAATGGGATGAATTGATCGATTCTCGAAACAAGGTCAAGCAAGTCATCAACCAAATAACTGACGGACAATATAGGGATGTACTGAATCTCAGATACATTAATGCATTGCCATGGGAGCAGATAGCTGTCGAGCTAGGGTATTCGTGGCGACAAGTTCACAGACTTCACAAGAAAGCAATAGCTGAATTTGAAAAGATGGCATAGAATGGCACACTCTTAATTTAATATAATGTAAATGTAGTAGATAGTAGGCAGTGTCTGGCCCGCACAATATGTCTGCCTGCTGCACTGCCCCGGGGTAGACCTTACTTAGTTGAGGTCTACCCCTTTTTCTTATTGAGTATCAATGATAATACCTAATTGAGAAAATGAAAATTTGGAAAAGGTACTCCGCGGGCGAAAAATGGCCGCTGGTCGCCCCCGCGCGATGGTCCTCTCTCTGTGAGAAAAATTTTCCTGTTGAATGTAGAAAGACGATTTAAGAAAGGAGTACACCTATGGCGGATACAAAACCGAGAGTGAAATTTGATGATGCAGGCAATTTGCTCGTATCCAGCACTCAACTATGTGACCTCTTGCGGGTCACTCCGGAAATTATTTCTCGACATCATAAAGCAGGGATGCCTAAAGCCTCTGTAGGTTGGTGGAATCTCCGGGAAGTCCTCGTGTATTTAGGACAGGCGAAAGGCGATAACGCTAAAAGCAAATCCGCATCAACTCGTAAGCTAGAAGCCGAAGCTGATTATAAGGAAGCAAAGGCTGCGCGTGAAAAGAAAATGCTAGATGTGCTAAATGGCGAATATGTCCCTCGTGCCGATGTGGCGCAGGCATGGGCTAACCGAATATTGGAATTAAAAACATCGTTTACCAAATTAGGTAAGCGTATCGGAAGTGAATTCACGGATCCTGAGGAACGTGCTCGTGTAGAAAAGGTGGTGAATGGCCTTGTCGAAGAATACCTCGAAAGCTACGCACGCGAAGGCGAGTACACGCCGAAAGTCAAAGCCGCGGGAAAAGCAAAGACCAAAGGTTGACTGGTTCCCCGAGGAACTGGAAGCGTTCAAGCCACCTGAAAGATACACCGTTTCGGAATGGGCAGATAAGTACAGGGTACTGACTAATATATCTGCTGAACCTGGACGATGGCGTACAGCGCGGACACCTTATCTCAAGGAACTTATGGACAAATTTACGGACCCTCTTATTGAAAGCATCTCGTTATGTTTCGGGGCGCAGATAGGTAAGACGGAAGCCGAACTCAATATGATTGGATATGCGTTACATCAAACTGCATCACCAGTCATGATGGTTTATCCGACGGATACTATCGCGAAATTCGCTAGTGATAAACGTGTGCAACCGATGATTAGGAGTGTAGAGCCGCTTGCGAATATGTATGACGAAGGCAGTAAACTGCTGGAGCTAGACTTCGTTAATGGGAACTACATGGTACTTGTCGGGGCGAACTCACCAAGCAGCTTATCAAGTCGGTCAATTAAGTACTTATTCTTCGATGAAATTGATAAGTATCCAGCCTTTTCTGGTAAGGAAGCAAATCCGATTAAGTTGGCTGAGGAACGTACTAAGACATTCGTTGATAAGAAGATTGTAAGGGTGTCAACTCCTACGATTGAAAGTGGCAATATTTGGCAGTCCTATATGGACGCAAATGAACGTAAGCAGTATTACGTGCCATGTCCGCATTGCGGGGTGTCGCAGACCCTCAAATTCAAACAGATAAAATGGCCGGAGGAACACCATGGCAATGCGGATATGATACGTGATACCGCATATTATGAGTGCGAACATTGTAAGCACCGTATTGATGATAAGCACAAGATGGATATGCTCCGGCAAGGCGAATGGCGGACTGTGAATGAATCGCAAGTCCGAGTTGTCCGGTCGGTTGCTTATCATCTGTCATCCCTTTATTCTCCATGGGTCACATTCGGAGATGTAGCGTATGAGTTTGTTAAATCAAAGGATAAGCCAAGCGAGTTGATGAACTTTATCAACTCATGGCTAGCGGAGCCTTGGAAATCTGCGAAAACTAAAAGCACACAAAATCTCGTGTTTACACAATCAGAAGTTCCTCGCGGTGTTGTGCCACAGCATGCACCATTACTCATTGCATCCGTCGATGTGCAGCAAGATCATTTCTGGTGGGAGGTTAGAGCCTACGCTCATGGTGTATCAAGCTACTTAGTTGATTATGGACAAGCAAGTAGTTGGGCAGACTTAACCGAGATACTCATTGATAGAGAATATCCATCAGAGTATGGTGAAGCCCGTAAGATTGTGAGGGCCGGTATCGATAGCGGATACCGAACAGACGAAGTATATCAGTACTGTGCGCAGTATCCAGAAGTATGTGTGCCAGTTAAAGGTGATTCGTCGCATAGTCCTCTAGCGCCGCCGTATAAGATGAGCAGCATCGAGAAGGGCGTCATTGGAGGTATGAAGCTGTACGTGGTGAATACCGATTACTGGAAGGACTTCATATTTGCACGTATGATACGCCCGGCCAATGAGGCTGGTACAATCCATCTATTTAAGGATTGCCCTGAGGAGTATTTGGAGCACCTTCGGTCGGAGGAAAAACAAGAAATCCGAAACGTGAAGACGGGGGCAGTTACTGTGCAATGGAAACCATTAACCAGTCATCCAACAAACCACTTATTGGATACATGTGTATACAACGCCATGGTGGCGGACTCGGTAGGTGTTAAATACTTACCCGAATATGATCTGGATACTGATGAGGAGGAAGACGATACGGATGACGAAGACTTTAATGCAGATAGTAGAGGTTGGTTTAGCTAAGAAGGAGGTGAGACCATGAGCGCAAGAGAAGACTTGGAGCGTATTCGAACGATAATCGAGGAAATTGAGACGAACGGATACGCCGAGATGTCTGTAGGTGGTAAGCGATTTAAGACGCATGACCTGCCGACATTATACGCCCGTGAACGTGAGTTAATGGCTCGCGTTGATGATGAGGAAGGTAATAGCACGACATCCTACGTGTCATGGGAGCGACGATGAATATTCTTGATAAGGTAATAGCCTATTTCAATCCGGAACGAGCTGCCCGTAGAGCATATTTCCGTAGTTCGCTTGAACGTGGATATGATGCGGCGTCAACAGACCGATTAAGTGGAGACTGGATGCCTGTATTTGGCACAGCTGAACAGGTAGCATCCGGCCAACGTGATTTGATCCGTGGCCGCGCACGTGCAGCAGAACTTAACAGTGATCTTGCTGAGAGTGTCGTTTTAGCATTACTACGGAACGTGGTAGGTACGGGTATAAAACCGCAGTGCAAAATCAAGACCCGCGCAGGAAAGCTAAATGAAAGGCTCAATAAGAAAATTGAGGAGGCTTGGGCTGACTGGGTAGATAAAGAGAACGCCGATATTCGAGGAATATCTACGTTCTATGAATTACAGGAAATGGCTCTACGCCGAATGGTCTATGATGGGGAAATCCTAGTTAACATGACCTACGAAGGTGCAGATATACCGCTATCATTACAGTTTATCGAGGGCGAGAATATCGGAGCCGTATCGGTAAGTGAGAATGGCAATAGTATTGTTAATGGCGTGGAAGTTAATAAATACGGAAGGCCAATAGCCTATCACGTATTCCAAACGGATCCGTTAGGAATACGGTCGTTTAACGAGGCAAGGCTGCCAAGTAATAGGGCTTTTCTATTACATAAGCCTCGCAGACCTAGTGAACTGCGCGGGGTTAGTATGTTAGCCCTCGTATTAAAGCGTATTCACGACGTAGATGAATATATGGATGCTGACCTTATAGCGGCTCGTGTAGCCGCATGTTTCGGCGCGTTTGTAACAAGTAGTACGGGGAGTGCCCCGATGGTTGCAAATAAGATTGACAGTAAAGGCAAGAAAGTCCGCTCGATGGCACCAGGGATTATCCAACATCTACGCGCAGGTGAATCTATTTCGTTTGCGGAGCCTAAGCGAAATGCAGGAACCGCATCAGAATATTCGGCGACTCAAACAAGACGCATAGCGTCGGGCATGGGTCTAAGCGCGGACATAGTGACGCGCAACATTAGTGGTAACTTCTCCGCAGCTCGGCAGAATATGCTGGAGGACCAGCAATCATTCAAGCAGATGCAGCGTTTTATAATTGAGCATTTTTGTATGCCTGTATGGCGGGCTTTCATTGAAGCATGCTACCTAAAGGGAATTATCCCGGCCAATGACTATGCGGCGAACCCAAAACTTTACAAAAAAGTAGCGTGGTTAGCTCCAGGCTGGTCTTGGATTGACCCTGTTAAGGAAGTTAATGCTAATAAGGAAGCTATTAAGGCAGGACTTACAACGCTCGAAGACGTATGCAGTGCATCAGGCAAGGACTGGGAAGAAGTACTTGAACAGCGGAAGCTGGAACAAGACCGCATTAAGGAATTGGGTGTTGCCCTTGATATGAATGGGGACATAACGAATCTAGCGGATGATAACGCCACTGATATGAAAGGAGATGATAGCTAGTGGGGAAATTTGCAAAGCAGCTCTTAGGTAAATATGCCCGAGAGGCGCAAATTACAAATATCGAAGCGAACGATGATCGTACCGTCGAATTGTCCTTTTCCTCTGAAGAGCCATATGAAAGATGGTTCGGAACAGAGATATTGTGTCATGACGATGGATGCATTAACCTAGACCGCTTTAATAGTGGTTTGGGTACGGTGTTATTCAATCACGACCGTGATACTGTAGTCGGACACATCGAGAATGTGTGGATTGAAGACAATCGTGGCAAAGCGATTGTTCGATTCGATGAAGACGATGAATCCGAAAAGATTTATCAAAAAGTGTTAAAAGGCACGCTACAGGGCGTGAGTGTCGGATATTCCATAAGCCGATATGAGGAATTAATTGATTCCGATTCTAAAAGCTCTAATGGTCGATTTACAGGCCCGGCATACGTAATTACAGACTGGGAGCCGTTGGAAATTAGTATTGTGTCCGTCCCTGCAGATCCAAGTGTAGGGGTAGGCAGAAGTGTAGATGATAATGAGGAGGAACCTATGAAAGGTGATGCAAAAGCAAAAGGCACTGAGCAAAACGTGCCACAAGTAGTACCGGAAGTACCAGAGTCCGGAGTTAAAGGTTTTAATGCGGATGACGCTAAAAAATTGATTGCGGCAGAACGTGAACGTGTATCCACAATCACTAGCCTATGCCGTGATTTCGATGTTGACGGTGTAGATGAATTCATCAAATCCGGCAAATCTGTTGCCGAAGTTCGTGAGGCAGTAATGGATGCGTTGCGTGAACGCAATAAACCAGTATCCGTTAAAGTTGGTGAAGCAGATTCTGATAAGTTCCGCATGGCTATGCAGGACGCTTTGATGATGTCTGTGGGTATCCCAGTCGCAAATCCTGCACCAGGTGCAAATGAACTCCGTTCTATGTCCTTAATGGAATTAGCACGTGAGTCTATGGTTCGTGAAGGTCTAACTGCTAATTACTCCGATCGATTTGAATTAGCTCGTGAAGCTATCAACTCCACATCCTCTTTCCCAATCGCGTTGTCTAATGTAGCAAGTAAGGCCTTGATGCAAGGTTATGAAACAGCACCATCTACATTTGCAACTTGGGCGGGGAAAGGTAGTAATCGTGACTTCAAACCAGCAAAACGTTTTTTACTTTCCGAAGCAGCTGAATTGAAACTTGTCCCTGAGGGCGGACAATTCAAGGATTCCCAAATGAGCGAAGCAGGTACGAATGTTAGTGTATTGACATTCGGACGTACGTTCAGCTTAACACGACAAGCTATTATTAATGACGATTTGGGTGTATTTAACGATATTTCTTCTAAATTTGGTCGTGCAGCAAAAAATAAAATCAATAACATGGTATATGACCTTTTAAGCGGCAATACTGTGTTAGAAGACGGAAAGGCCTTGTTTAGTGCAGACCGTAAGAACTTGGCAACTGCAGGCTCCGAATTAAGTGTTGTATCTTTAGCTGCAGGTGTAGCAGCTATGCGTCGTCAAAAACATATTGGTGAAAATCGCAATTTGAATATCTCACCTACATATTTGATTGTTCCACCTGAGCTCGAAGCATTAGCATATCAAGTAGTTAAATCTGTAGTAGACCCTGCTCGTAGCAATGATACAGTCAACCCATTCAGTGGTCGATTCACTATCGTTGTAGATGCGGCATTAACGGATCCGCATGCTTGGTATTTGGCATCCCGTCCTACAGATGTTCAAACTATCGAAGTAACGTACTTAAATGGCATTGAAACACCTCGTTTAGAAACGCAAACAGGCTTCAAGGTTGACGGCATCGAGTACAAAGTAGCAATCGATTGCAACGCAACAGCAATCGACTTCCGCGGCTTGTACAAAAATCCTGGTAAATAATTAGTAATTGATTAGGAGGTAAATAGATATGGCTAAATTCATTCAAGAACTAGACCGCGTCGATTTTAAAAATACAACAACCGAAATGATTGAAGTAGGGGACATCGTTCCTATCGGTAAAATGCACGGTGTGGCAATTACAAACATTGGTCCTAATTCAATCGGTGCAGTTAAGGTAACTGGTTGCTTCGAAGTAGCGGCATTAACATCTGATTCTTTTGCGGTAGGTGATACTGTGTATTTTGACAAAGCTCAAAAGCGAGCATCTAAGACGGACACTAACCCAGTATTAGGCGTGGCTCTTACAGAAAAACGCCCAGGTACCACAATGTTGGAAGTTGCACTTGTGCCTAATGTAGAAAAGTAATGTAAGGGCGGGCATATGCCCGCCTACTCCATAGGAGGTAATGCACTATGAAATTAGGATATAAGCCTAATGCACTGCTTTCTGTATTTGGTGAGCGAATTACCTACAAAGGCCAAGTTATCAGAGCTAGCGTGGAGATTGGTGAATATGACGGCAAAGGATCTGGGTTTGTCGATAAAGCATTAGCTGATAAAGCTCAGATTTGGGTGCGTGCTAAGGATGTTCCTGAACCACGATCAAAAGACGAAGTGTATATCAATGGCGAGAAATGGTACGTTGATCACATTTCCAACTTCGACGGTACAATGTATTGTTTGGAAATCGTCCATAACGTGAGGGCGGTGAGACCGTAATGAGTAACGAACCTATTACGATTACAGACACAGCCACACCGTATCTGAATTTCATCGCGGAAACCAAACCAGATTGGATGCGAAAGGCATTAAAGTCTACAGGTTGGATGATGCAAAAGGAAATTAAGCAGGGCATTCGGTCAGGTGCACCAGGTGGACGTAGATATCCCAATTTCATGGCGCCTGCGCGACGTGCTGCATTTGAGTCAGCATTTGGTGCGAAACTTCGAAAAGCTTATCAAAGTGGAGGCCGAGCTGAACGAGAGGCCTGGGGATCTAAATCGCGAAATGCCTTACTTGATATGGGTATTAGTGCCAGGACAATCGGATATAGTCCTCTTGGTAAGCTATCGAATGCAGTCGGATATCAATATGACAAGGGCAAGCAATCCGTTCGAGTTGGGTGGTTATCTAATTCGGCTAAACGGTTAGGTGAACGTATCGAGGAAGGATACACCAAGCAGATTACGGAGCCTATGCGTAAGAAGTTATTTGCTGCAGGTGTACCATTACCGAAGGGAAAATCGATGTTCAAAATTCAGCCACGTCATACTTATGGTCCTATGAAAGCAGCGTTACAGCCTAAGCTTAAACCTTATATCGAGGATAAGATAGGCGACTACGCTATTTATGGTCCAGCTGCACAATCCGCATCTCGACGTAACTATAAGGTAAGGTGATATTAAATGTTACAACAAACAATCCCCATGTCACGTATAGTGAACCGATGGGCGGAAGCCTTATCGACAGATGAAGGATTAAATAAATTTTGTAATGACAAATACGGAAAGCCGGCGCAACTGTATGTCGGCTATGACGATGTTGACGCCCCGCTTGAAGATGACTGCCCTTGCATCATATTACTGCCAAGTAGCAAACAAGAAGGATTTAACGACGAATATCACTATTCGTTGATGATTGTCTGGGGTATTGTACGTCAAGGCGCAATTCGCGATAAGAATATCATTCGATATGATGGGGCCCTTGAATCAGATAATTTAGGGCAGCTAATTATCGAGTGCATCTGCAGGGTCAACACGGCGTTCCCGGTTATCGATATAGATTATGAATTGGATAGCATGAACTGGCGTCCTGTATTTACTGGGCGCCTGACAGCTACTATTACCATCCCGCATGTAATCGGCGGGAATATTGAATATTAAAGGAGGAAATGCATATGGCAACAGCAAAACGTGCACAGGGTTCTCAGTCCCATGTGGCGATTGCGTTTGAGGCGGATTTTGGTACAACGCCATCCACTGGTGGTGTAATCACGCCAATCATTTCTAGCTCTGTGAAAGCTAGTCAAAATTTAAACGATTCCACCGTAATCCGTGGCGATCGTAATCCTGCAGCGCCATTCCGTGGCAACATTGACACGTCCGGTAGTTTAGTCGTGCCTGTTGGTGTAATCGACATCGGATACTGGCTAAAAGCTGCATTCGGTCAACCGACTTCTAATACAACTGGCCAAGCGCCAAATAAGAAGTCTGAGCATGTGTTTAAAATCGGTAACACAATGCCGTCGTTAACTATTGAGCAGGGGTACCCTGATGTTAACGTGTTCCAGCAATTTGCTGGCGCACGAGTTAGTAAATTAGGCTTTAAGTTTGGCGGTGACTCCGAACTTACGGCATCTGTGGATGTAATGGGCTGTAAGGAAACATTAGCGGCCACTACATTCGATGTAGCTGCTAAGGCAGTAAATTTCTTACCGTTCCAAAATCTTAATGCAACCATCAAAGAAGGCGGCGTTGCTGTGGCCAATATTCTAAGTTGTGATATCAACTTTGATTTTGGCTTGGATGGCGATTCTTATGCTATTGGCGGTAAAGGTTTTAGAACATATATAGACCCAGGTATTGTATCTATTTCTGGGACGATTAAAGCGTTCTTCCAAAATAAAGACCTTTTGAACAAAGCAGTCAACGGTACGGAATCTAGCTTGGAATTGCGACTTGAACAAGATGACTGGTCGCTTACATTCAAATTGCCTGAACTTGTATACGAAAGACAATCTCCAGGCATTGACGGCCCTCGAGGCGTCAATATTGAATTACCATTCAAGGCGTACTATCGTGCAGATTCTGGTCGTTCTGCATCCATCATTACATTAGTTAATAACCAAGAACAATACTAGGAGGTGCCAACATGGCATTTGAAGATATCAAATTAAGAGGTTTAACATTTGCTGAGCGTAGCGAATTGATTAAGGCTGGATTAGATCCATTATACACACCACTTCCGGAAGAAACTTCTGAGCCAGATAAATTATTGTGGTATCGCAGTTTAGCTGAATGGATTATGAAAAATGTGTATAAGATGTCCGATAGCGAAATCGCAGAATCACCAAACGATGGTGTTATGGAATTAGCAATTGAAACTATGCGTTTCACTAACGAAAAAAAGGCTGAAATCGAAAAAAACTAATTGATGCGTGGAGTTGGCTCAACTCCGACAAACCAAAATACTGCTCTGATTGTATCAAGATGCAACGTGAGACTAAACAGCATTTTGACTGTTCGGAGTGTGAGTTTAATTCCCCGCATCAATTAGATGGAACGAGACAAGCCATGCGAGTATACAACGCTAGCCGAATGCAGCGACGTTGGCATTCAGGCGGTATTGCAGGATTTGATATGCCAGCGGTATTAGAAGTGGCGAGGGCTTACGGCATCGAGCCACTACCGCACCTTATCGATCTACTCGTATTATTAGAAGCCAAAGAATTGGAGGTGGCGCACAAGAATGGCCAATAATTTAATTGATATTGTCGTTCAGCTGACCGATAAGAATACGGAAGCCGGACTCAAGAAAATTACTGCAAGTGCCGAAGGCGCCAAATCCGCCCTTGGCAAAATGAAGAATGACCTCATGGCGATAGGTGCTGGTGTTGGTGTAGTAGGCATCGGCGCCAAATTGGCCAAGGAGGCTATCCAATGGGATGTAGCCGTTAAGAAGTTATCCGGTATCACTGGTGCTACGGCAAAAGAAACCAGTGAACTATTAGCAGTGGCCAATTATATGGGCATAGCTATGGAGGATAGCGCTGGTGCATTTGCTAAGTTTTCCAAGAACGTCGGAGCGGCCAAGGAGAAAATGGAAGTCGCTCGAGCAGAAGGAAAGCTCGGTACTGATATATTTAGTAAATTAGGCTACACGCTTGAAGATATCAAGGGTAAGAACACCGTTGAAGTATTCAAGATGATACAGGAACGTCTAAGGGGTATGAAGGACGGAGCTGAAAAGACTCGTGTCGAAATGGAGTTATTCGGCCGTACTGGATATCAGATGCACGCGATGCTCAACATGTCCGCCGAACAGATGGACAAAGTGGCTGAACGTGCCAAAGCAATGGGCCTTATCATTGACGACGAGACTGCAGCTAAGTCCGCAAAGCTAAATCGGGAATTAAAAGATTTAGAAAATACCGGTAAGAGGCTTGCAGTATCCATCGGCCATGAGTTAGTTCCTGTGTTTAATGATTATGCAAAAGGCGTATTAGACGTCGCTAAAGAATTCGAGTCGATGACCGCCGAGCAGAAGGAAGCTATCGGAGGTATTGTTAAATTCGGTGCAGAAGCTGGGGCAGTAATCATAGTCATGAGGTCGCTAACCAGCGCACTCGGATTTATGAGATTAGCTACACTTGCTGCAGCTGGCCCTTGGGTAACATTAGCTACGGTAATTGGACTTGCTGGGAAAGCATTACTCGATTTTCGCTACAACGAAAAAACATCCGGCTCTTATATGGGTGTAGATGTTGACGGGAAGCGTATTCACAAGAATACGAACTCAACAACAGGCCTGTCTGACAAGTTTAGGGAATCACACGATACTCGATATTGGATTGAGGATAGTGCGTGGCTGGGGCTTGTAAAAAATGACCGCTTAGCTACAAAAGAAGAAGGCGCTAGAATCGATGCGGCTTTGAAGCATAAAGAAGAAGCTGATGCTGCGAAAGCGAAACTCGATGAAGAACTTGCAAAAGCGAAAGAGGACCTTGCTAATGGCGGATTAACGAATACCGAAGCTATCAATAAGGCGAATGAAGAGGCAGCGAAAGCGGCCAAAGCTCAAGAGCAGGCTGCAAAGAAAGCTCAACAAGCAGCCGAGAAGTTAGCAAGCGCCGTAGAGCGTATGTCTGAGTTGTATCGGTCTCTTACTTTGCAAAGTCTGCAAATTGACGGCAGTCAATACGAAATCGATAAGCTAACTGCCAAGAACCAGTACGAAGCTAACAATAAGAATATCCGTGATATTATCCGCTCTGTTTCTGGATTGAGCGGAGGCGTTACTGGAGAAGCTGTAAGCGTACTGGACGCAGCTAACGAGCAACTCGGTAAGGCATACGAGTTAGGCGCAGATGGTACATGGGCAACAGATTGCGGCAAGCTATTCTCTGACTCTGTACTTCAAGCGTTTGGTAAGGATGTACCGCGATATGTTCCATCTATCATGGACGCAGCAAGAGCCGCTGGTGCTTGGCATGATGAGGGCGATGGATATGTTCCTAAAGCCGGAGATGGTGTGGTTGTACTTGGCGATAATCATATTGTAATTAGTGACGGAAACGGCGGATATACTGGCGCTAATTCAAGCACAGGTGTAATTGCCAAACCATCTGTTACAGGCGATTTTGGTGCTATTACAGGGTACGTAGACACTAGCTTATTAGCAGGTGCTTCGAGTTCTATGGCTGATACAGCAGGTAGTGCGGCAAACGCCAAAAAGCTCGCTGAGTCAAATCTAACCGCTCAAGTTAGAGCCAAGAATGAAGAGTTGTATCAAAAGCGATTAGCTGAAGCACAACGAAATCAGACTATCCGTGTTCGTAAGATGAACGAGGATATCAAGAAACTCGATCTCGAACGCACAGGCGACCGCTTGCAATTACTCAAAGCGGAAGCTGAAGCACAAAAGGCGCAGATTGATGATAACGTTCGCGAGTATACAAAAGCCGTAGGCGATAAGGAACTCGCTGAAAAGAAAGCTCAGGCAGAGCGCCTAAAATTGGCATCTGATACCGAGCAGAAAATCAGAGAGTTAGCATACACGCAAACGAGTGAAACTGTTGACCACTTAACCAATATGGTCACTCTTGGTCGATTGTCTCGTAGTGATGCGGACGCGCTACTTGCTGAAGAGTTAAAGACCTATATTGACTATGCACGTAGCGAAGTCAATGAGGCCCAGTTAACGGCTACTCAAAGACTGCAGATTGAAAAGAACCTATTAGAGTCCCAGCAGAAGCTATGGGAACTCGCAGGTCGCAGTTTGAAAACAAGCCTACAAGAAGCTGCACGGCAATATAAGCAAGAGACTACCAATTATGCTGATTTAGCGAAGTCTACTTTTGATAGTACGATGAGTTCTATCAACTCGGCATGGACGAATAATCTCGAAGCTATGGCAACAGGAACGAAGTCATTTAGTAAAGGTATTAAGGACATATTTAAGGATATGACGAACGCCATTATTAAGATGATGATTCAGTTGACGTTCCAACAATATATTATGCCTAAATTACAAGGATTATTTGGCGGCGCCGTTAGTGGTATTGGTTCCCTAGGTGCTGCAAAAGGGACATCGTCCTTTGCTGGTGGCGGTTCGTTTAGTTCTGCATTTACAGGCAATCGATTTGCTGCCGGAGGGAAAACGAACCCAGGGCTTATGTTGGTTGGTGAAAACGGACCGGAACTATTACAGTCCTCTGGATCCCATCGTATTTACACAGCAAGCGAAACCCGTAGATTAATGGGCGGCGGAGCTACAAGTAACAACGTAGTTGTTAATATCGTCAATCAGTCTGGCCAAGAACTTGAAAGTAAGCAACAGAACTCCCGGTTCGATGGTGAGAATTATGTTATCGATGTAGTAGTTCGTGCTATGGAATCAAACAAAGGAGGTATGCGTGACGCCATCAAGGCATCCGCAGTATAACTATGGCAGTATTTCCAGATATTCGATGGCCGATATACCCAATTCAGGAGACTACTCCAGATATTTCGTATAAAGGCCAAGTTGAAAACATGACGCTAATTACCAGGAAGAAGACGACAAAGACCCGGAGGACATATTCCGTAGGATACAAGTTGCCAACAGCTGAGTACTATAAACTTCGGTCGTTCTATGACGACGTCAACTGTTCGGGTGTATTCGACTGGGTACATCCAGAAACACGGGAAACGCTAAAAGTGCGATTTGCTGATCAGTTAGACTTTGCGGCGAATGACTACGGAGTGTGGATGGGAACCGTGAAATTACAGGAGGCATAACATGTTACCGCTCTCAACGGCATCGATTTTAGAGAAAAACCAAATATCGGCCACAGGTGTGTGGTTAATGCTGTTAGAAATATCCTATAAAGGAGATACGATTCGATTGGTATACAATACGGAGAATATCCAATTTCAAGGTAATACATATATTGCATTTCCGTTTACCATTCAAGATGTTACAGAGAATGCAACGGATCTACCTAATATTAAGTTATCTGTATCTAACGTGACTCGGACAATCCAGCGTATGGCAGAGTCTAATAATGGATTCACTGGAGCCAATGTCATCATTCGTGTAGTGAATACGAACATACCTGATGTGTGCGAGCAAGAGGAGCATTTCGTAATTACGGGAACTCATGCAAACGCAGAATGGATGGAGTTTACACTGGGTACTGACTTTAGCTTTACTCGACGATTCCCGTTAATCCGTGTGATGAAGGATTTCTGCCCGTTTAAGTTTAAAGGCGTTCAGTGTGGATATAAGGGTCACGAAAATCAATGCAATAAAACCCTAGCGCGATGTCGTGAATTGGGGAACAGTACTCGATTTGGCGGAGAACCTACTATCCCGCAAGGAGGACTGTATGCATCCAATAAGTGACTTGACTGATATCATAGGTACCCCATTCTCGGAAATGAAATGCTGGGATGTAGTTGTTGAGGTATATCGGCGTAGTGGAATATCACTACCCGAATATACCCAAATCCAAATGGATGAATGGCGCGAGGTTCGTGAACCAATGCCAGGGAGTGTTTTGGTATTTGCGCTATATGGTAAAAATCTCGATCATGTAGGGGTTTATCTTGGCGAAGGTAAATTTATACACGCTACTGAACACAGCGGCACCTGTATTGAGCACATATCAAAGTATGTGCCTCGATTGAAGCACATTTATGAAAGGAAGGAGTAGCAGATGGTTAATGTAATCATTGTAAATAATCCGTTCAAGCCAGAGCAACGGGATATAAAATATTTGCCATTTAAACAGGGCAAGTCTATCAGCTATTACTTCAGCGCACCTGGTGAATGGGCGTACTCAGTAAATGGACATGAAGCAGCGCCGGATACAGTTGTGAACGATGAAGACTACATTGTAGTAATGCCCCGAGTTGAGGGTAAGTTCTTTGGTGTTCTTCTATCAATAGGGATGGCTGTATTTACCGGTGGTATAGCTTCGGGTGCTATCTTTGGTATCCAAAGCTTAATTTGGCGGTCAGTAATTGCTATGGCGGTAGGGATGATAGGTAATGCTATTGTCTCAAAGCTAACTGCTCCTAAGGTTGATCGTTCGAATTCCGAACAGTCAAACACATATGGCTGGGGAGGTACTGAAACTGTTACTGGGCAGGGCTACCCTTTAGCCGTGACGTATGGTCGGATGAAAAGCGCTGGGCTATTATTATCCCGCCATGTAATTAGTGATGGTGAAAAGCAATATCTTAATCTTTTATACTGTGCGGGTGAGGGCGAATTATCAAAAATAGAAGATATTCGTATTAATGCTAACCCAATCAGTAATTATAAAGATGTGCAGGTTGATATCAGAAAGGGTACAAATGACCAAACAGTTATCCCAAATTTCAATGATAACTTTGCGGATCAATCCCTAAACTATGAATTGACTGAATCATGGAATACGCAACAGGTACAAGGCGATGCGTGTGACGCGATAGAGTTAACTGTTGGATTCCCAA